AAGAGAAAGAGAGAAGAGGGGCTGTACACTGAACTGCCCCAGCTAGAGGATAACACACATGCAGCAGCCGATATATTCAGCGCAAGACGAGATGGAGTTGATGGCGCGGCTGTGGTCGCCCAGCCTGAAGGATGACCCCCTAGCATTTGTGCTGTATACATTCCCGTGGGGCCAGCAAGGCACGCCGCTGGAACATTTTCCCGGCCCGCGCAAATGGCAGCGCCAGATACTTGGCGACTTGCGTGACCACATCAAAGCAAACAACGGCAAGGTTGACTTCGACACAGCGCGGCTGGCGATTGCGTCAGGGCGCGGTATCGGCAAGTCAGCCCTCGTGTCATGGCTCACCATCTGGATGTTGTCGTCAAGGATTGGCTCGACCACCATCGTGTCGGCAAACTCCGAAGCGCAGTTGCGCTCCGTAACATGGGCAGAAATTACCAAGTGGCTGGCGATGTCGCTCAACAGTCACTGGTTCGAGATAGCCGCCACACGCATCATGCCAGCCAAGTGGCTGACGGAACTGGTCGAGCGCGACCTGAAGAAAGGCACGCGCTACTGGTCAGTCGAAGGCCGGCTGTGGTCGGAAGAGAACCCTGACGCATACGCAGGGGTCCACAACTTCGACGGTGTGATGCTGATCTTCGACGAAGCCAGCGGTATACCTGACAGCATCTGGTCGGTGAGTGATGGTTTCTTCACAGAGAACACGCCGCACCGCTTCCATCTGGCCTTCTCCAACCCGCGGCGTAACACAGGCTATTTCTATGAGACGTTCCACAGCAAGCGGGCGTTCTGGACAACACGCACAATCGACGCCCGCGATGTCGAGGGCACAGACAAAAACCTGTACCAGCGCATTATAGATGAATACGGGCCAGACAGCTACCAAGCCAGCGTTGAAGTTTACGGTAACTTCCCGTCAGAAGGCGACGACCAGTTCATCGGCAGCAATCTGGTCGATGACGCCATGAAGCGCCCGCCCATCAAAGATGACAGCGCGCCCATCGTAATAGGTGTGGACCCTGCACGCTTCGGGGCGGACGCCACCGTCATCGCCATACGGCAGGGCCGTGACATCTTGGAACTGCGGAGACACCGCGGCGCTGACACTATGGAAGTTGCTGGCTACGTCATCGACGCCATAGAACAGTTCAAGCCGGCGCTGGTCTGCATCGACGAAGGCGGGCTAGGTGCAGGCGTCGTGGACCGGCTGAAGGAACAACGGTACAAGATACGCGGCGTGAACTTCGGCAACAAAGCCAAGAACCAGATCATGTGGGGCAACAAGCGCGCAGAGATGTGGGGGTCCATGCGGGATTGGCTCAAGACGGCGCACATACCGTCGGATCGGTTCCTGAAGACCGACCTTATCAGCCCGCGCACGAAGCCGGACAGCAAGGGGACGCTGTTCCTCGAAAGCAAGAAGGACATGAAGTCACGCGGGCTGGCGTCGCCTGACGCAGCGGACGCCATAGCGGTGACATTTGCCTTTCCTGTGGCATCTAAAGACCCACGACAAGGACGCGTTGACAGACGCGTCTCAAGCGGGTATTCTCCATCTGGATATTCTACAAGTTGGATGGGCAGCTAGTGGCGGGCAAGAAAAAATCAGTATCGTTGTCCGTAGGCCGTGGCGAGAAATTGCCTGTGTCGAAAGGTGCGGGTCTGACTGCCGCTGGTAGAGCAAAGTATAACGCTGCAACAGGCAGCAAATTGAAGGCTCCAGCGCCCAACCCGAAGACAAAGGCTGACGCAGGACGCAAAGCGTCGTTCTGCGCCCGCATGGGGGCTGTTGCAGCCAAGGCAAAGAACGGCGAACGCGCCAAAGCTAGTTTGAAAAGGTGGAATTGCTCATGAAGACGTGCTTCTGCTGCAAACAGCCAAAATCAACCACAGATTTTTTTAAGCATGGTCAGACATTTGACGGCCTTCATAGTTGGTGCAAAGTTTGCTGCACAGAGGGGAACAAGCGCGCGCGGGCTAAAGTAAATTCTACTATTGAAGGACGCGCTAAAATATTTTTGCAAAACGCAAAAAAATCTGCGGCTAAACGCCAACAAGCATTTTCATTGACTATTAATGATATTGTTGAATGTTGGAACACGCAAAAAAACTTTTGCGCGTATAGCGGGCGCCTTATGACGCTTGAGGCAGGTAAACTCAACACTGTTTCCATTGAACGAATTGACAGCAACATAGGGTATACCCCTTCCAACACAATTCTGGTATGCCAAGCAATAAACCGCATGAAGTCTGATTTTAAATTGGATGATTTTTACGCACTTTGTGCCGATGTTGCACAGTTTCTTGGTGACGAGGAACTTAATCTTTCTGTAGGGGCGTACAAATGACAAAGCCCAAAGGGTTATATGCTGCAATTCACGCTAAAAAGGCCCGCATAGCGGCTGGATCAGGCGAAAAGATGCGTAAACCCGGCGCTAAAGGCGCACCAACAGCCAAAGCGTTCAAAGAGAGCGCCAAAACCGCTAAAAAACCAGCTAAGAAGGGTAAGTAAATGCCAGCTAATAAATACACTAAAGCCCTGTATAAGACAGGTACTGTGAAGAACGAGCGCATGGCAGAGATGCTCCGCGAGCGTCTGAAGTCGCCCATGCCAAAAGAAGGCACAACAAACCCCAGCGGCGGACGCCCAGCAGTTAAAATGCCTGCTAAACAACAAGTTATCAGCAATACCGTGCGTATGAAGCCTACGCCGATGGCAAAAAAGAAGAAATAATCATGCCTCTGATTAAATCGACAGGCAAAGCCGCGTTCCGCAAGAACATTAAGGCCGAGGTAAAAGCCGGAAAACCTGTCAAACAGGCGGTCGCAATCGCGTACAGCGTAAAGCGTGAAGCCGCTAAAAAAGGTAAAAAGTAACCACAATGGCTGATGCGACAGGTATTAACAAGGTAGGCGATGTAGCTGACATCGGTAGCGATCCAGCGAACACCCGCGGTGACCCTGATGTAATGGCAACCATGCGGTCGCGCCTGCAAATGGCGCAGGCTGCGTACTCTGACAGCCGTGAAGACGAATTGGACGACCTGCGGTTTATGGCAGGCAGCCCTGACAACCAGTGGCAGTGGCCTGCTGACGTGCTGGCGACTCGCGGAAGCGTCCAAGGGCAGACAATTAACGCACGTCCATGCTTGACAATTAACAAATTGCCGCAGCACGTCCGTCAGGTGACGAACGAACAGCGTCAAAACCGGCCTGCCGGTAAGGTAATCCCTGTTGATGACAATGCTGACATTGAAGTGGCAGCGATTTTCGACGGCGTCGTGCGGCACATCGAGTATATGTCCGATGCGGACGTAGCCTACGACACAGCCTGCGACAACCAAGTCACATACGGCGAAGGCTATATCCGCCTGTTGACTGAGTATTGCAACGAAGAGAGTTTTGACCAAGACATTCGCATCGCGCGTGTCCGCAACGCGTTCAGCGTTTATATGGACCCAACGATCCAAGACCCATGCGGTGCAGACGCTGAATGGTGCTTTGTCACGCAGGATATGACCAAAGACGAGTATGAGCGCGAGTTTCCAGACGCGACACCCATCTCGTCGATCCTGTCAACCGCTGTCGGTGATGAAAGCATGTCGGCATGGCTGGACGAAGACACTATCCGCGTCGCGGAGTATTTCTACTATAAGCGCAAGCGCGAGACGCTGAACCTGTATCCAGACAACGTCACGGCGTTCAAAGATACGCCGATGGATAAGCAACTGCGCGCTATGTACGGCAAGCCTGTCCGCACACGCGAAGTAGACCGCAAAAAAGTCATGTGGATGAAGACCAATGGCTATGACGTGCTGGACGAACGCGAGTGGCCGGGCAAGTATATCCCTGTCGTGCGCGTCGTAGGCAACGAATTTGAGGTTCAGGGCCAGATTTACGTGTCCGGTCTGGTGCGTAACGCCAAAGACGCACAGCGCATGTACAACTACTGGACCAGCCAAGAAGCAGAAATGCTGGCGCTGGCACCAAAAGCACCGTTTATTGCCTATGGCGGCCAGTTTGAAGGTTACGAGAACCAGTGGAAGACTGCCAACACGACCAACTGGCCGTATTTGGAAGTCAACCCAGACGTTACAGACGGCGCTGGGAACGTATTGCCGCTTCCGCAGCGTGCAGCCCCACCGCTGCCGCAAACAGGGCTGATACAGGCTAAAATGGGCGCTGGTGAGGACATCAAGTCCACCACCGGTCAGTATGACGCCTCATTGGGCCAACAAGGCAACGAACGGTCTGCAAAAGCCATCGTCGCACGCGAAAAGCAGGGCGATGTTGGTACGTATCACTATGTTGATAACCTTGCCCGTGCGATCCGTCACATCACCCGCCAGCTTGTCGATATTATCCCTAAGATTTACGACACACAGCGCATCGCGCGCATCATCGGCGTTGATGGCGAAGTCAGCATGGTCAAGATCGACCCTACGCAGCCAGAGCCTGTCAGGGAAATTCGTGACCAAAATGGCGGTTTGATTGAGAAAATCTACAACCCGTCAGTCGGCACATACGACGTTATGGTCACAACTGGCCCCGGCTACATGACCAAGCGTCAAGAAGCACTCGACGCCATGTCGATGATTTTGCAATCCAACCCGCAGCTTTGGACCGTGGCTGGCGATCTGTTCATCAAGAACATGGATTGGCCCGGAGCGCAGGAAATGGCGAAGCGGTTTAAGAAAATCCTTGACCCGAAAGTCTTGGAAGAAGGCGATCAATCGCCTGAAATCATGGCTGCCAAGCAACAGATCGAAGCCTTGTCGCAAGAACTCAACCGCGTCTCTGACATCATGGAGAACATTCAAGATAGCGCAGAACAGCAGAAAATCTCCATCGACAGGTACAAAGCTGAAGTGCAGGCTTACGAAGCCGAAACCAAGCGTATCTCTGCTGTACAAAATAGCATGACACCTGAGCAAATTCAGGATATTGTCATGGGTACGATTGCAGGCGCGCTGGATACAGGCGACTTGATCGGCGGTTCACCTGAAATGCGCGAAGTACCGCAGATGGAAGAACAGATGCAGCAAGCCCCAGAGATGGGTGAGCAGCCTGAGATGCCAATGGAAATGCTTGAACAAGCCCCTGAAGGAATGATGTAATGAGTTGCGCTGATTTTATAGGTACACTGTTTCTTGCGCGCGATGTGGCTCACTCGACGCACCTGAACACGCGCAGCTTTTCCAAACACTCTGCTTTGAACGAGTTTTACGACGAAGTCATTGATTTAGCTGACAAATTTGCCGAAGCGTACCAAGGAAAATATGGCCTAATCGGTCCTATTTCGCTTATGTCAGCTAAGAAGACTAACAACATTGTCGAGTTTCTTGAAGGTCAGGTAGACGAACTTGAGGAAATGCGGTATAAAGTCGTCGATAAGGAGTGTACCCCACTCCAAAACATTATCGACGAGATTTTTGGCCTGTATTACAGCACGCTGTATAAACTGAAATTTCTCGCATAAGGACGCGCTATGGAACTCTTAAACCCACTAAGCAAAGCTGATTATCCTGCATACAGCGTGGCGTATACCGGCACTGCTGGTAACACGTCCACATGGCCTCCCGGCGCGCAAGGCGTTGTGGTCTGGTCGGATCAGGCTTGCTACGTCGAAGTCGGCGTTGGCGCTGTCGCTACGACCGCCAGCACGCCAATCCCGCCATTTACGCCAATTCCTTTTGTGCTGACTGTCAACACGTCGGGCGCTCCTTGGCGTGTGAGCGCCATTCAGGTGTCCACAGGTGGTACGGTGTACGCCAAGCCAATCAACCGGAATTAATATATGGGGTTTGGTGGCGCCCTTCGTAACGGTATTGCGCTCGGTCTGGGCAGCATTATCTCGTTTTTTTCTGGCTATGGTCCGGATCAAGCGCAGGGCAACCTCGAAACCGAAAACGGAGACAACCTCGTCCAAGAGGACGGCGGATTGTTGCTGCTGGAGTAAATTGATGTCAGTAACCCCCTCACCCATCGGCGGCTTCGCAGCGCAGTTTTTTGATAACAACGGCGTTATCCTGTCGGGCGGCAAGATTTACACCTATGCAGCCGGCACGACTACGCCGCAGGCGACCTATACCAGTGCGTCTGGCACTACGCCGCACGCAAACCCTATCATTCTGGACAGCGCAGGGCGCGTACCGGGCGGTGAGACTTGGCTGACTGACGGCTTGGTCTACAAGTTTGTCATTGAGACAGCCACAGGCATCCTGCTTGGCACTTACGACAACATCACTGGCGTCAACTCAAACTTCGTCAACTACACGATCCAAGAAGAAGTCATCACGGCCACCGCCGGCCAGACTGTGTTCAACCTTTCGACGATTAACTATACGCCCGGCACGAACTCGCTCACCGTCTACATCGACGGCGTGAACCAATATGTTGGCGACAGCTATCTGGAAACGGACAGCAATACCGTGACGTTTACGTCTGGCGTACACGTAGGCGGCGAAGTGAAATTCACCACAGCCGTGCAGACAACTACTGGCGCTGTAGACGCGTCCATCGTTAGTTATGAGCCACCATATACAGGTAGCGTGGGAACCAACGTCGAAGACAAGCTGGCACAAACCGTTTCAGTCAAGGACTTTGGCGCTGTTGGCGATGGCGTGACTGATGATAGGGTTGCTATTCAAGCAGCACTAAACGCGTCAAAAAGCGTGTATTTTCCTACACCTTCCGTTTCATATTATATTTCAAATTCCGTTAGCCCGCAAAGCAACACCTTAATTTACGGGGATGGATTTTCTTCGCACGTTCAAGTACCTAACGGCACGGTAAATTGTTTTTATGTAAACGGTGTATCTGGCGTTATTGTGCGCGACCTAAAAATTTCAACCGTCGCCCAGACAAATGCTACGGCGTACAAATGCGCGGTTTTAATCAATAACGCTTCAAACTGCTTGGTTGAAAATGTTTTGGCGTTTAACATGGGGCATTGGGGCGTAGGAGTATACGACTCTTCCGGCTGTATTGTTCGCGGATGCAGATTTGCTACTTGGTTTGGCACGGTGCAAGATAGCGCAGGGATCGCCGTCTATAACAACTCAAACAACAACCTTATTGAAGAAAACTATTGTTTGGCAAACAGCGATCACGGGATTTTGGTGCAAGACCCAAATTCGGGCGCAACACCAACAGGAAACTCAATCGTTAACAATAAAGTCGCAAACGCAAAAACAGATGGAATTGTTGTTTATGTGACAACCGCTTACGACACACAAACATTAGTGTCAGGCAACCGCGTTTTTGATATTGTCGGCACAGGGTTGTCAGGCCAAAGCGGACATGGAATATACATTCAGTCTGCTGGCGGCGCAATTGTATCAAACAACACGTTAACGAATTGCTGCCAATCCACATCATCTTTTGAAACGCAAGTAGTGGGCGCGATTGGCGTAGCTACGGGGAATACGACAACATACCCTAGCGGAACCATCAACCAAGTTATTGTAGTTAACAACCACATTACCGCGCAGCGCGGGCCTGCAATTGCGGTGCAAACGTGCGGTGTGCCAGTTCTTGTAGAAGGAAACACAATTCTTTCTACAGGTACAACGGCAGTGCGCGGTGAAGCTATATATTCCGTAAATGCCGACGGATTACAGGTAAAAGATAACATCATCAAACATGCCAACGCAAACTATAACGCCATAAGTATCAGCGCATCCAACCAAGCTATTAACGGTGTTGCGGTAGTTGGAAACAGAATACGCGGAAATGCGCTCGGCATTTCTTTCACTGTTGTTGGTACAGGTACGTTCACAAACACCGTGATCACAAACAACATTGTCAGCGGATTAAGCAGCACTGCGCTGTTTTTAAGCTACATAACTGGGTCGCAAATATCCAATAACAACTTGGCGTCTACTGGTGTTGTATTATCAATTACTGATTGTCCCAAAGCACGCTTGACCGCAAATAGGTTTTTTTCGTCTTCAGGCTCGTCAGCAGCACTTTTTACCGGAACGCCTAATGGCAATGCTGGCCTGATAGCTGATGAAAGCAATGACTTTAGCTGTCTAGTTCTTCACGATGCGGGAACGGGCGGCATTATAAGTCAATATGGGAACGCAGCCCCAGCCAGTTCAGGCTCGTGGGCTGTAAGTGATAGGGTAATTCAATCTGTATCCGTAGTAGGCCAGCCTAAAGGTTGGCGCTGCACTGTCGCGGGGAACCCCGGCACTTGGGTGTCAGAAGGCAACTTGTAAGGGACTATATTATGGCTGACAAAAAAATATCCGCGTTAACCGCATCATCTACACCTTTGGCGGGTACAGAAGTTCTGCCTATCGTGCAGAGCGGATCAACCGTAAAAGTAGCTGTTTCAGATTTAACAACGGGCCGCGCGGTTAGCATGAGCGGGCTTACTGTGACAGGTCAAACTGCGTCCTTAGGCCCCGGCGGGACGGGAGCATCAAACGCTGTTTTTACGATAAACGGGTCGTCGGCGTCAAGCTATGGGCCGTATGTTATCTTTCAGCGTAACAGCGTGTCGCAATGGTTTGTAGGAACTGACAGCGGTATTAACGGCGGCACATCTGACGACCTTATTCTATATTCGG